GCATTGGCGTTGTTTAATTCATCTATGTATCCGTAGAAGTCATCCTTCGACATGTCATCGAACTCAGTCCACGCAATAACCATTGTGTCGGAGCGATCCCTGTCTTCCATCAACTCCTTAACATCATCAAGCTCGTCAGCTACGTGGACTTCGACACTACGTTGTAGTATCTGAGATGCCCAACGTGACACCTCGTCCTTGATCATAGCTTCAACGCCCGCGCCTAACATGATGCCCATCAACACTTCCAGCGGCGGCGAGCCGCGCAGATACGCTTCTTAGGTGTCTTGGAACAGGAGATGTTGTGCATCTTCATCTGTCCCTTTGACCTTGAGCAGTACGAGCTTCGTCGCTTGCCGCCGCCTGGTTGCGGAGCCTTGAGCTTAGAGCCGCACTTCTTGTTGTACTTAGCGCGACCTTTAGCTGTAAGCCCTGCACCCTTTGAGGCGGGTTTCTTCTCCCCCTTCTTAACTGATAGGGAGACATTACATCTCTTCTTCTTCGCCATTATTAACCACCAGCTTTAGGTTCCTATGCTTAGATAGTGGCACAATCTCTGCTGTGGTTTCGTCCTCGTCGGGGGTGAATATGATTTCCATACGGGCTTCAGTGACCTCATCAGGTTCTTTCGTAGTGACGCCCATCTCCCACAAGAAAGCCTTATACATTGGTAGCCAGTCACCGAGCCGCATTACGACCAAGCTCTCTGAGGTATCCATGTGGTTTTTCCTGTTGATGACTACAGGGATATCCCGACTACGAGACTTCTCGATGCCCCGCTCCGCCTGTTCCATGGCTGGATATGGACTGAAGCGTTCGGTTCTCTTGGCTTCCACCCATACGAAGGGGACGCCGTTGAGGTCAGCTTCCCCGCCGCCGAAGTTGTTTCGTCCCCCGCCAGATAGAGGTGCGCGGTGGATTACCCCGTCGTCACCAAAGATATAATGGTCGAGCCACTTAGCTAGTTCGCGTTCGTAGCCGTCACCCTTTCGCTTTTGCTTGCTCATTTCTTTCTCGCTTTCCTTTGAGGTGATAGGTCGTGAAACCTGTAGGATGTCAGCCGTTCAGTCATAGGAGTGCTGTCGCTTACATCAGAGAAGATGTACTCGTCGGCAATCCCTTGGCTTTCATTGTGTGATTTGCATTTGTCGCAGACGTACTGCCACTTAGGCATAGTGATAGACTTGCGGCACTTCAGACAGGCACGTTCCCATGTCTTCTGCTGTGACTTATGGGATGGGGCGACTGCGTATTTCGCTCCATCAAATTCGGCAAGACCCTCGCGGACGAGTATGCGTTTCAGTGTGTCTGTGCAGACCTCCATGTAAGAGGCCATTTCTTTATAAGTAAATCCATCATCCAACATATCGGAGAGGGCTTGCCGATCATTTTCTGTGATCGGCTTCCTATTCATGTTATCTCCATGTTGAAAAGAGCAACCCCCTCAAGGGGTTGCGATTATGCTACAAAATCTCTCTTGACCCCCTTCCTAGAGTTGGATGTATAATCTCTATACAGACCAGGACGGTAACAACGCCAAGGCCTAAACGGCCTTGTCGCTATCCGTACAGTACGAACTATACCTGTTGTAACCATGCTTCCACCTCATACCTTGGGATACTCAGCTTGCGGCTAACATCGTCAGGTGCCATGCCCTTGTGTATGTTCAACCATACTGCCTGTTGTTTAGGTGACGGTGTGTGTACTAGGTACTCAGAACCATCAGCCAATCTCTCAGCCCAGCCAATGTAATATGTGCGATGCAGTTCAGTTTGTGTCCGCACTTTCCCGAATGATATCTGCTGTACCATCTTGAGGCGGCTGTCTGCCTCTAGCTGGTTCTCAAGAAACGTAGTAGCTGAGTAGTCGGTGCCGTTAAATGCGGTAACTGATAGGTCACCGTCATGCAATCCAGCCTTAGTCTTCGCTACTTGCTTGTCACGAAACACCTGTGTGACCATAACCTGAGTGTCGATATCGGTAAGCTGTGCCGTTGAGCCAGCCTCTCTACCTAAACCACCCTCACCTGGTTTGTTGCGATGGTGTACAAGTACCACGCTTGCCTTGAACTTAGTCCGTATTGACTTAGCTACGTGGTTTACCTTGAACCATTCAGCCGCGTTTGCTTCTTCCAGACCACCGAAAGCGTTACGCACTGTGTCAATCACTACGATGTCTGGCTTCACTACTTCCAACCAGTCACCCAACAACTGAAAGCCTTGCTCCGTTCCGAGGTTCATCTCGCCGCCATCGTCCGCAGATATCAAAGACGGTGACCACATATTAAAGTTGTCGCCACAATCACCGAACATGTTGATGAAGTTACGGAAGCGGTAAAGAACTGTGCGACTTGGGTTATCATAGTCAAGATACAGAACCTTGGCAGGGCGAATACCAAATGGGCCAAAGGATTCGTTGCCAGATGCCAAGCTGACCAGCATACCTTGAAGAAAGAAAGACTTGCCATGCCCATTGTACCCGACAACCTGTGTGATTGTCTCTGATGGTATCACGGGATCAGCCCAGTAGTTTGTCTCGCCAAGCGTATCAATCAATCTATCAACGTCTGAACCACGAATAGGAACAAGACGCCCCAGCTTTGGTGCGGGCTTTGCTTTGATGACCCGTCTTCCGTTTGCGTCGTAGTCCTCTGGATACTGTCGCCTGTCCATATCGACAACGCTACGTATCTTCTGCTGTATCCAGTTTTCTGTTTGGTCTTGCGTGAACCCAGTGGGGTCAAAGAACTCGTCGTGGAACTTAGCCACCGACATAAACAGATCGTCCTCAGACAAACCCTGACGAACCTTCTGACCTATGAAGCGGAGCATCCATACGTCTGTGCCATCCCCTTCCTTTAGCTTGTGTCCGAGGTGAGCAACGCGACGCTTTACTTGTTCGTAGACAGGAAGCGCATCTTCTACTTGTGCCACCTTCACATTCGTCAGGTTCAGATTGCCGAACTTAAACTCGCCTACTTGTGGAGCCGCCACCTGATCAGGTGCGCCTTTCCAAACGTAGTCCTCAAGGTCATCAAGTCCGAGACCGTAGCCCACTTCCATGTAGTAGTTATGAACAACGGTGCCATCTTTGATTTTGATTGACGGCGGCATGACTACGTACCCGCCATCACCACGTAGGTCTAACCCTTCGAGGTCAGGCCAGTTGCGTGTCACGCCACCTACGTTGTTGGCAAACTTCTGTCCGTGCAGTGGGTGAGCGAAATAGTAGTGCCGCCCCCTCGCCGTGTGTACTATGTATGGAGAGGTCAGGTTGTTCTTCTCTGCATACTCGACTGCCTTCTCATTGTCGCAGTCCAAAACAATAACGCCACTGATAGAACCAGTGACGAGCGCAATGTTAAACATGGATACGACGTTACCGCTATCGGTTCGCACCCCTTTGTCGAACCATTCTTCTACTTCTTCTAAAGTAGTTGGCTCTGTCTGGTATTTCTTCCAACTTATAAGCGGCTTCTTGCTCTGTAAAGAAAGGGGGATGATACACCATCCCCTCTCAATCGCTTCTACTGATGCGTTATATAGAGCGTCACGCCACTTCTTCGTTTCTTCTGTCATCTGTTACCGCCTGTAGATATTTGTGTAAGTTTAATTCTGGGTTTGCATAAGCCAGCCTCGCTAGAACGTCTGAGGTCACGGTGTTAGTTTTGATCCATCTGTAGGGTTGAGTTCGGCTCTTGCCCGTTGATCTGGCTACTTCACTGACACCGCCACAGTCGTCTACTAGCTGACGTACATTGAATACGTACATCGTCTTTCTCCTTTACACATCTTGATACCCCAATGATACGTCTTAGGACAACAGTTGTCTTATTTATCATACATTTTCTCACATATAAGACAGTTGTGTTTAGATGTGTGTCGGGTATATTAAGCTCACCATTACCAATAAGGAGAAAGCCATGGACACATGGGAAGAATACGAAAGCCAAGGTGAGACTGAGGGTCTTGCTAAGATGGCAGAAGAATACGGACAGCTTGTACAGCAGATAGAACATCTCGCTGAGAAAGCTGAAACCCTCAAGGCAAAAATCGAAGTCGAGTTTCCTGCTGATGCTGGCGAGTTTAATAAGCAAGCTGGCAGTTACATGATCACGCTCAACAGACAAGAGCGGTGGACATGGGACAAAGAAATACTGGAAACAATCTACGCTTCGTCTGCATCCCTTCCAGAATTTGTGCGTCGCACATACTCAATCGACAAGAGAAAATTCAAGTCGCTTGATGACGACCAAAAGAAAGAACTGTTGCCAGCCCTAACACGTAAGGGTGGGACAGTTAAAATCTCAGTAAAAACAGGGGGTCTCGGTTAATGTTTCAACCACTGAACACTTCTGACCACACGACAGCGTATCGTAAGACGTTGCTATATGGTCACCATGGGTGGGGTAAGACCACTCAGTTTACTCACTACCAAAAGCATTTTGGTTCTGGGTTTATCCTTTCTGGTGAGAGCGGTCTCTCATCTATCCGACAAGCTGGGATTGACTACTTGCCATTCTCTTCTTGGAGCGAAGCGTCTGACCCTACTAAGGGTGCATACAGCTTCGTCGATATCTTCAAGTGGATGATGACAGATGACTTCAAATCCAAGGGATACAAATGGATTGGCGTCGATAGCCTGACAGAACTTAGCGACATGAGCATTAAGCACTGCAACGAAAAGGCAGAAGCGGAAGCGAAGAAGCAAGGCAAGGCTGTCAATGGTTTCCAGATTTTCTCTGACCATGCGAAGAACTTGATCGGTGCATGTAAGGCAATCAGGGATATGCAGTTGCATGTACTGGTTACTGCGCTTGCTAAAGAGGGTCAGGACGATAAGGGCAATGTAGAGTATTGGCCTATGGTTTCGGGCAAGCAAGCCCAACAACAACTTCCAGGTATTTTTGACAACGTATTCTGCGGCGTTCGCCATACGTCTGACCCGAACGGTGAGGACAAAGGCAAGGTCATTCGGTACGTCGTGACTGAAGAATACATGGGATGGAAGGGCAAGGTTCGTGATGAGAACCGCCGCCTAAAGCCTGTCGAACAGTCAGGCAATCTAATCCAGTTGTTCAATAAGATGGACGCAAATGACGAAAAAGGGAGTGAGCAATGAGCTTCACATTCAATAGCATTAACCTCTCTGGCATAGAGGTTTCTGACAGCAATATCCTGCCAGTTGGTAATCACATCGTTGAGGTTACCGAAGCCAAGTCTGTTACCAAGCCGACAGGCGCAGTTCAAATTGAAGTGAACATGCGCGAGGTCACGCAGGGTAAGCAGACCATTAAGGATTGGATTGTAGTTCACAATCCAAATCATCCAAGGAACGCCGAGATCGGTCAGCAAAATCTAAAGGCATTGCTCACCCATGGCGGTCACCCTGATCCCAACAATCCATTTCCTAATGGTGATGTGGGTGTGATGAAGGGTCTTGTCTTCGGTGTTTACATTGATACGAACGAGTATAACGGCAAGGTGAGCATGAAGATCAAGAAGTACAAGTCAGCCAAGGCGGTTGATGCGGACTTCGACTTAGCCGCTACTCGTGACCCAATGGGCGCGGCGGCTGGCGCAACTCCACCGCCAGCTAAAGACGACCTAGACGACGACATTCCGTTTTAGGGAGTTTAGGGGGGTCTTGACCCCCCTCTTCATATCAATGATTAGATCAGTTTCAACAAAGCAAGATGAGATATTGTCAGACATTCTGGCACTAAATAGTCTTGCCTTGTTTGATGCTGATATCACCTACGGTAATGGCAATTTCTATAAGGCCATACCAAAACCAAATCTCAAGTTTGATATAGACCCGCAGAGTCCAGATGTTGTTCCTGCTTGTAGCACCAAGTTACCTGTAGCTAGTGGCTGTCTATCCTCTGTGGTCTTCGATCCACCATTCCTTACCTACGTCAGAAGTGGACGCACTGGTAACGGCAAGATGGTGATGAGCAACATGTACGGTGGCTACTGGCGGTACGATGAACTTGAGAACCACTACAAGAAAACCCTCACAGAAGTTCACAGGGTTTTAAGTAGTAAGGGCATCTTAGTATTCAAATGTCAGGACATCATACATAACCACAAAATGCACCCCACACACATCAATGTTGTGAACTGGTGTGAACAGATGTTCCGACTAAAGGACATGTTCATACTCACTGCCAAGCATCGTATGCCTGTTCCTGAGAAGCAGGGCGAAGCAAAGCGAGTTCAACGACATGCGCGAATACATCACTCTTACTTTCTTGTATTGGAAAAATTAAATGGACGTAACTAAGTTGATCGAGGAGTTCTGGGAAAAGGATGACCGAGACGAAGCCAGAGCATACATCGGTGCCAGTAGTGTTGGTCACGACTGCACTGCAATGCTGGCGTTTTCTCACCGTGGCTATCCCAACAACCCACCAGACCAACGACTAAAGCGCATCTTCCGAGACGGTCACCGCATTGAGTACGTCGTGATATCTGATCTATCCAAGGCTGGTATTCATGTCATGGAGAAAGACCCCATGACAGGGAAGCAGTGGAGATACACTGACTTCCATGGCAACTCGATGGGTAATGCTGACGGGATACTTGAGACAGAGGATGGTTCAGCCATCGTCGAGATCAAGAGCATGAACGATGCCAAGTGGAAAGAGTGCAAGAAGAAGGGTGTGCGGTATAGCCACCCAATGTACTACGCACAGATGCAGTACATGATGGGTCTGTCTGGCATACAGATGGCGATCCTTGTTGCGTACAATAAGAACAACTCTGACTACCTACACGAATGGGTGGAGTACAACACGTTCTACTACTACTCACTCAAGCAGAAGGTAGAAGACATCATCAATGGCAAGGGCAAGAAAATCTCCCACGATGAGAGTGACTGGAGATGCCGTGGCTGTTTCAAACGTAGTGCTTGTTGGGAAGGCTTGGAACCCAAGAACAAAACCATGAGGACTTGTGGCAATGCGAAAGCATCTACCACGAGTGCAGAGTGGACTTGCTCTAAGGGTTGCACCGACGAGTGCAAGGAATGGGTGAGGTACATACCAAATGCGAAAGAAACTTAGTGGTTGGACTGGGGCTATACCACCAGAAATTGTCGCGTGTGGCGACAAGTGGATAGTCGATAGGTTTAAGAAATTGTGTGCCGAAGCACAGGACGTTCTCTACATGCAGAAGGGTGCGACGAGAACAAAGAAAGAGGAAGACCTCAACAAGAGGTTAAAGGATTTAATCTACGAGGCTAAGAGGCGGGGAAATGGATAGAGTTACGTTGAGTATCGAACATCAAATCACTCGTATCCGTGACAGGATAAGGGACATTGAGTGGCAGATAGAGCAGAGCGATGAGATAAAGGATGAGTATCTCATTGAACGCCGCAGGGCATTGGACAAACTGCGCCACTTACAGGACGACTTGTTCAAACATAAGATGCAAAATGCAGGAGACGAAGATGAGACCTAAAGTAGTAGGCCTTGCTGGTAGGCTTGGTTCTGGTAAGACCCTCGCCGCCGACTTACTCTGTGCAAAGTATGGCTTTGTTAAGGTTAAGTTCGCACAACCAATCAAGGATATGATGAAGTCATTGGGTCTTGATGAGCGTCACATTGAAGGCGAATTGAAAGATGTGCCTTGTGATTTACTTGATGGAGAGACACCACGATGGGCGATGCAAAGTCTTGGAACGGAATGGGGACGCTCGCTAATAAGCGAAAATCTATGGTTGAACAGATGGCGAACTCTGGTAGAGCAACACCTCAATTTGAGCAACAACGTAGTAGTAGACGATATGAGGTTTCCGAACGAGTTAAAGATGGTGCAGGACTTGAGCGGCCAGGTGATCGTACTCTTACGCAACGATCAGCAAGGCGCGGTTCACTCGTCTGAAGCACTGGATTTAACTTCAGTTAAAGCTGATATTGTAATTGATAATAAAGACTACGATGCTCACCAACTGACTAGAGCTATCGACGCTTGGTGGATTTCTTCCAACTTATCCTAGCTGGCCCCGTCTTCTTCTTAGCAGATGAATTGCATTGAGCCTTAGTAGGCCGACAAGCTGGGTAACCCTTACGCTTCTCACCCTTCTGACGACCACAGGGCTTACCTGTTTTGCAATCTATCCAGCCCTTCCCGCCGTTGCGGCTGAACCATTTACGTAGGCTGTCACTGCTTGATGGCATGTTTAGCTCCATATAAGAAGATAGCAAAGCCGATTAGCGCGGCTGACCCTACGATTAGCAGACCTGTAATAGCGATAAGTTCTATCATCTTCTGCCTTTCCTTCTGACGCTTCAGCTTATCAGCTTGGCGTTGCTTTCTTATGTCCGATCTTAGCTTGATTAGTTCCTGCCAAGCCCCATGACCTCTAGTGTAGAGGATGATTTCCCTTAGTTGGTTCTCCATGTCCTCGGCTTTTTTCTTGTCCATGAACGTGGATAACGCTTCTTCCTCTACTGTTTTGAAGATACTGTTCTTCTTCTTGTTATGCGTGTGTGTGATTTCATCAATCGAGTTCCAAAGCGCACCTATCTCTTTAGCTAAAGAGGTGACCTCTTTGCCCGCACTAATGCCAGCCTTCAAAGCTCCGAAGGCGGCGACTGCTGTTGTGATCGGCTCCACACATTATCCCTTATTCTTGTTGCCCCAGTTAATCTTAGACGCAATAGAATTAGCATCTTCCTTGTTCACCTTTACCCGTGTGCATTTCTGCTTGGCTTTCCTGCCTTGCATCTTTGCGACTAGCTTTTCAGCCATGCTTGGGTCTTTACATACCTTCTTAGTTCTTGCCATCTTCCAACTTCTCCACTCTGTACTTGAGGTTGCTGATTAGAATTTCTATTTCCCGTACACGTTTGATGTTTTCCTGCACCTCTGGTGGTGGCTTGAACTCATCAATCCAGTCGTCGTTTTCTTCGATCTCAATGATCATCATCTCTTGTTCATGCTCAAGAAATGAGAGGCGTTCAGTCAAGCCGAAGTAAACCCACACAGATACAGCCGTAAAAGCGATCATGCTGATAAGGTTACGTAGTGGTATGGTTACTTCACTACCTTCGTTAAGTCGTGTAGCTATCTGCTTCACTTCTTCTTCTTGCTTTTGTTGCCCCAATTTTTCGCCCCCACTTTCCTGCATTTCGACAAGGCACCGCTTGCATAAGCACTAGGCCATTTTGTGTAGCGTGACTTGACCTTGTGGTAGCAAGCGTCTTTCTTTCCCGCCTTCTTCTTCTTTGCCGCCATTACTTCTTCCCCTTCTTCTTGAGGATGCAAGGGCATGGTGCTGACATCATGTTGCCTTTTTTGCCAGCCTTGGCGTACTTCGTAGGCCGTTCAGCTTTCTTGATGTTACCGACTGACCTGATACCCAGAACTACCTTAGTCATTAGTCACCCCATATCTCGAAGTGCGGTGCGTCAATGAACGGACGCTTACCCTCTGATCTCCTAACATCAATATAGCTCGTAGCCGCCCATTCCATCGTCCCGTCGAACTCAGCAATGTCGTGAACATGCCACGCCGCACCCCAACGTATCTTTACGCCAAGCTCTTTAGCCGCCTTCTTGATGGCGTCAGCTACTTCGTCGTAGACGTTAAGCTCCCAAGTGTGACGACCACCTACGTAGCAAAGAAGATCGACGGCCTTGCCTTCTAGGTGTTTCGATTTCATGGTTTGCGATGCACCCTTGGCTACTAATTCCTTCTGCTCTTCCTCAGTTCTGAGGCCACAGATAACCCCGAAGTCTACTTCGGTAAGCTCAATGGCTCGGCAGACAACATCTACAAGCCTCTGGTCAACACCCACTAGGTTGCCCATGCTTCTGTCTGATAACTTGAACGTCATTTCTTTCTCCATTTATCTAAGCCACGGATGCCAACTGCCGCCGTGCATACAAGTAAAAGCAAATTGGTGTACCAGTCTGGTAGCTCAGAGAGCCGTTCAAATCCTGTCTTCACCGTGTCTTCCATGCCAGGTATGAAGACCAATACGCATGGGATTAGAACCACAATGGTAACTAGCTCGTCTTTCCACGAGCCTTGTGTACCCTGTGCCATAAGTAGTTCCCACTTACTGTCGTGGGTTGCGGCAGTTTCCAGCACCTTCGCTTTCGCGGTGGCTTCAGCTATGGCTACTTGCCCAGCGGCCTTTTGTTTATCTACCTTCGTCTGAAGGAATGTCCCCGCCAGACTGGTGATCGGCCCGATAAGTGCAGTCAGCATCTTTCTCTCCGTTACAACATTCGACTACGTAGAATCCACACACGCTACATTGGCTGTGACCGTGGACTTCTACAGGTTTCATGGAACACAAGCACCTTGGACATCTCTCATCGTCTAGGTACTTCTTGAAGTGTCCCTTCATTTTTTCTCGCTTCCGAGCCATACTGCGAACGCACCTGTCATGCTCCCGCTGACCACGCTTATCATTGCGCTCTGCTGGGTGCTGATGTCATCGAGTGAAATTCCCCATTCGATGACGCGGATGTACATCGCTGTCATAACCATCATCATTATTCGTGGGCCTACCTTGTGCCTTAGCAGTATGTCGCTCACGTTGCTCTCCCTTTAACTTCGCACCTGTATTTCACTGGTCGGTATTGAGGCATGTACTGTGATACGAACGGCCCCATCTGGTATATGCGTTCCACACATTCCTCTTTTGTTTGGTACGGCCCCCACTGATCGTGCAGTGCTATGCAGTTATCCGCATCGCCAATTACACAGATGAGAAGGATTGCGTGGAACATTAGAAGCCATCCCCCACGAAGCCGCCGCTAACGAACCCAGAGCTACCAAACTTACTTGCACTCCTCTTGTTGCCGCCTGACCCAGCCTCGCCAGCCACCGCATCAACAACGTCCTCACGTAAGCCACGTATGCCACCAGCGATAGGTATGCGCCCGACCACTGACCGTACTGCTTCACGGCGGCGACCAGCTTTCTCTTCAAATGCACCCATTGGGCCAGCAACAAATACGTCGTAAGCATCTTCTGCTGTGCCTACGGCTGGGCCAAAGATGGCACCCGCTGTTCTGATAAAGCCAAACTTACCGTTGTCTGCCTGTTCTGCTGTGTTGTAGAGAAGTTCGCCAAACAGACCCAATCCACCGATAGCCATCAGACCTTCCATGTAGCTACCCATGATCTGATCGTTATCGCTTCCCTCTTCGAGACCGAAGACTGCCTGTGCCATGTCTCCAATCAGAGGCGCATTTGTTAGCTTACGCTCGCGTAGCTCACGGCTTTCGTTGTCCTCGCCGCCACGAGACTGCACAACGTCCTTGATAGCCACTGATGTGTAGCCCATGCCCACACCCGCAGTCGCCATGTATATAGCGGGTAAGTGGTTACCAGCCCTGGATTCGTCGATGACGTACTTAGACATACGAGCCATCATTAGCTGGAAGCTCTTTAGCTGGAAGAACATAGAACCCCATGGTGTTTGCGCCCATGTCGGTATGTCGTTCGGGTTCGGTGTAAAGATAGCTTCGTTGGTGAAGCGCATCAGTGCATAACGCAACTGCTTATTCTGTTGCATGTCAGTGCTACGAATATCACCAAGCATAGGTGCATCGCTGGACAGGAAGTCCACATCTGCATCTGGCCCTGTCAATCCGTAGCGTTTCAGGAACCGCTCAGAAGCCTTGAACGACTTGCTTCCCTGCTGTCCCTTCTGAGCCAGCCTACGAGCCTTGGCAATCTCTGACTTAAATGCTTCAAAGCCTACGAGAGATGCCACCTCACGTTGCATGTTCGTCCATGGGGTAAGCAATGTGAAGTTGAAGAAGCTGTTTTGTAGCTTCTGCGAACCTTCACCCGCCATCTGAACCATCCTGTCGTGCATGAGGTTCTCCACACCAACGCCGATATTCTTGGCGGCGGCGCGATATGATGGGTCTACGTTGTACCACTGCTTCTGTGCTTTCAGGAACGCACCCATATTACCTGAACGTACTAGCGGTAAGGCTACGTCGCCCAGTGATGTGAGTGTGGTAAAGGCCAGCAGGGATATTGAGTTAAAGGCTTTGACTGAACGTGACACCTTGTAAGAAGTTTCAGCATCAGAGAACTTAACCAGTGGACGCTTGTTCATAACGTCTACCATTTGCTCAGATAGCTTCTTCGCTCCGTCTGGCATGTTGCCATCTGGGTAGTCCCTCATAGCGTTGACTATGCTATCTACCCTGACGCGAAGGTTAGGATCAGACTGGTCAGGTGCTTCAAACCTAGACAGGATAAGGTTACGTGCGCCCTCGATCCCTTCTTCACCCTTGATCATAAGCCTTGCTTCTTCAAGCATACTCTTGATGTCTGACGCATTTTCTTTCAAGGCTGGGACAACCAACTGTTCAATCGGTGCCTCTTCTTGATACTGCCTGTATCTGTAGACGACCTTCTTGTTTGACATCAGTGTTTTGACAGCACCCTCGACGCCTTCAGTAGCAGTGGTTATGTACGATGCGAAGCCATGACCACTCGCGCCGAACCGTTTAGTAAGGGCAATCTTGCGTGTGGTTCTGTCGAAGTATTGTGCGATCAGCCCATCTAGGTCGTTGACCAAGAACTCTTCCATAAAGTCGTATTGGCCTGGCTCGATGTTGATGACCCTGTTATAGAATGGATCGCCTACAGCACGACGTATTACGTCGTCACCGTATGTCTCTCCATCACTATCCATCAGGGCATTGATGAACTCTTCCGACTTTCTGTTCGCGGCAGATGGATCAAGAGGTGCATCCTCAAAGTCCATCTTACGGCTCTCGTCGTAGAAATACTGAGCAAAAGCGGCTTTGGCTTTCTTAGGGTTCTGCCTTACAAGCTCTATATCCCACTGCTGTGGCACATAGAAGTCTCCGCTGTTACGTCTTGCGTCTCCAACAGGTAAGCCAGCTTCAAGCATACGCTCACGCTCTGCCTCAAATGCTGAGATTATCTGACGAGCTACCCTCTGTTCCTGTACGTTCAGGTCACGAACTGCAAGTTCCCCCCTACGTATCGCGCCGAGTATGCGCTGGTGGGACTTTGGTGATTGCTCTAAGTCTGCCTTGCCAGTGATTTTGTTTGGAAGGAAAGCCGCTGACCGACGCATCCAACGCTTTGCATACCCCTTGTTGTCGGGCAGTCCTTTGAGTGCGTTATACAAAGGCATAACCTTGTCACTCAGGTCTACGTCGTGACGCTCGTACAGGCCTGTTCCGTTTACAGGCTTCAAGAAGTCACCCATCCAAGTAGCACCCATCTCCCGAAGACGTTGGCTGTTCTC